CAATCGTAACATTACGATCAGCAATATAGGTATGAGCAAGAGTAGTTACTACAGTAACGACATTTGATGTGCGTGTAATGCTACTGATTACACGATCAGTTAATTCAGCAGGCAATTGAGTATTAATAATTTGTTGCTCTACATCATTTGGATAGATTGTATTAAATCTATCTTTAGATACTAGAGGATCATCAATTCCACTAAGCGTTTCAATCTCTAATTCCTCTAAGGTATTAATATCAGTAGCACCGATACGCATATCAGATACTTGTAACCCGCCATAACCCCAAACAAGCAATAATCTTAGGTAAGATGTATCTGTATTTGATTCAGCATATACTTGTGCGCCTAATGGGGCAGTAAATCTGATCTTACCTAATACAACTGGAATAGCACCATAAGGGGTTGCTTGATTGCTACCACCTTGTAATAAGTTTTGAGATTCTGCTGTACCAGCATCTTTAACCGTAGGCGGTCTAATTGGAAAAATTGCATTGACTAACATAGTGCCGACTATTGAAATAGCGGCTGTTGCAACGGCAAGAGCAGTTGTACTACCAGCCATTGAGGCAGGCACTAAATATGGGGCATAAATAGCCGCAACAATTACTACGGCAATAGTAAGCAACATTCTAAATGCGCCTTTACCAGCAACGGCACGATACTGGATCGAATCACCATCTACTGGCTTCATATCCCACTTATCTTGCGGAATAGGCACGCCATTTACCATGATTACTACATTGTTTTCAACATTTACATCGCTGGCATATTCTTTTTTGATGTACTCTACAATTTCATTAATAGTAGAGTTAGCAGGTATATGACCATCAATACGGACATTTTTTAACGGATTCGGGCAGGCAACGACAGATACATCACCACTAGATAGGTTGCTATCGTAACGATATGCGCCCTCTAAGCGGTTTTTCCACTTGCCTTGATCATATCTCTCAATGGCAACATTAATATCCTCTATAACATGGATAAAATGCGTAGGTGATATAACAACGCCAACATGAGATAAACTGCCCTCGGCACGAAGTAATAAAACATCACCGATAACTGGATTATCAGTTTTAGTCCAGCTTTCTTTACTAATGGCAATTAATTCGGCAAGGCTGGCATGAGTATCATCAGCATTGTATTGATCTACATAAGATGGCAAGTCAATATTGAATTGATCTTTATATATCAAACGCACCAAACCCCAGCAGTCTAGTCCATCAGTATCTCTACCCATCTTTTTGTATGGGATCGTTATGTAATCATTCCACCAATTGTGCATTAGAATAGCCCTGCGAAGTATGACGGGGTAAAGGTATGTTGCGGAAATGGCTCTGCGGATAAACTATCAACGACTAAATCAGCAGTAACGCTATTAGCATTGTAACTGATTCCAGACATTAAGAATCCATCAAAAGCCACCTCAACAACATCTGGGGTACTGGTTAAAACTAATTCTATTAATACATTTAGAGTAACACTAGCCTCACGAATTGACGGAATGATGTATCTAGTTACATCATTAATGGTGATCTGGCATCTAGGGGCTGATTCTGTTTCCTCGGTTGGCAGATTGATATCAAACGGGATAAAAATATAGTTATTTGATCGACTAACAATGCCATAAATTACTTCATCATCAGTAGTAATTAATCGACCTGTGTAATTGTCAGTAATTCGTAATGGTGCAGGTAAGCCAGTTCCACTAATTGTTACCAATACCGCCAATGTATCGTTAGAATCTTGGCTAAACATTGCCCGTAAAGCGGCTGGTGATAACGAACCTAATCGACTCATGGCATTTGCTCTAGCTTCATTGTGATGGTGTAATGTTCAACACCTAAGTAGCCAATATTATAATACGCACCATCTGAATTTGGTATTATCCTTACCTCAATAGTTGCCCTAGTTCTAGGATGTGGAAAATCAAACCTAGCAGTACCTCTAATGGTATTTTTAATAAAATCATCTAGCGTTTGTATCTGATCATTATCCATTATAAATGTAATATCAAAGTTGCTTGGTCTAATTCCACGCCTACGCATCTTAGGTGATCCCATGTCCATAGGGGTAATTAGCGTAATTACGCCAGATGTTTCAGCATAAGTTGTAGTTACATATTGTGGTAAAGTAGCTGGAAATGTATAAGCCGCCATAATTATCGCCCTATTAATGTAGGTGTAGTATTAAATGTGTTTTTAATTGCAGTATTGGCAGAACTACCATTCCGCTTGATCTCGCCAGCTACTAATTCACTTATCGTAACTTCAATTCTGCGATTGCCTCTACTATCAACTGTTTCATTGGTTGTCGCTTGTGCTGGGGTATTATTATTGACCACCACTTGCACATTAGATCCACCACCTTTCATGCTTACAGGGATTGATCGACCATCTGGCAATGGTACATAAGCCTCATTCATTCTGCCCTCGCCAAAAATTGAAACCTGTGGGCTTGTAGCAATACCGCCATTGGCGTAGTTATTAAGTTTCATTGCACCATTGGGAGTCATTACATTACCATTAGCACTTTGAACTGGACTAGCAGAATAATAATTAGCGGATGTATCTGGCAGAGCAGTATATCCACCCATGCTTGCAGGTAATATATTCTGCAATGCGCCACCAATTGCGTTCATCAATGGATTTGTAATCAATTGGCGTGTTACAAGTTTTAATATGTCTTGCAATAGACTTTGTAATACATCTGATAGCTTATTACCAGCAACAACGGCATCCTCAAATGCGCTGGTAAATGTTAATCCTAGATCCTTAACTATGCTTTGAGATGTTTGCAACTCTTGATTGCGTAGGCGATAATTTTCCATCTCTCTTGCTAATAAATCATCTTGCTCATCACTTTGATCAGTCATGCTTTGAATCATTTGCACTTTACGATCATGCTCTATTCTTAACTGTTCTGCGGCTCTCTCTCTATCATTTACAATAAGACTAGCATTTAGATCCTCATTTTCTTTTTGCAACATCTCTGACATGGATGTGTAATTGGCAGACATCTTTTCTGCATAGTCTTGGTTCTGTTTAAAATTCTCATCAAATATTTCAGACTCATTTTGCAGACCTTGATCAAATGCCGCACGATCAGCCGCTTCAAAATCTAATGACTTAGCCAGATCTAAGTTGCTTTGCGCTAACTCTCTATTGCTTTTTGTAATCTTTTTATTGTGATCTAGTTTATCTTGTAATACTTGTATTTCAGTTCTCTGACCACTAACTAATTCCTCAATACTTGTTAGCAACTCTCTATTTGTTTTTTGAATAGACTCATTAGACTCTCTGCCAGCTTTGCCAGCATCATCCATCTCTTTTTTGAACTGCGCCCGATACCTAGTAGCCTCTTGAGTTGATAAAAGTCCTTTGGCTTCAGCATCACTGACCATTTTAAGATTTTTAGCATACTCCAATGATTTTTGAGTTGCATCTTTAAATGGCTCTACTTTTTGCCATGCTATAAAATTAGTTTTTAATTTCTCAAATTCCTCGTTTACATCACCTATCTTGCCAATATCAATTCTAGGCAAAGGATCATTCATGTTACTGCCTTGGGGCAATATGTTAGATGATTTGCTACCATTGTTGGCTAGATCACGATTGATCTCATCCATTCTTTTTCTATATGCTTCATAGTTTGGGAATTGGACATTGATTTTAATGTCAATGTCTTTAGTGCCAGACAAGATTGCTAATGCAGAACTAAGACCATCAACTGCGGATGTAAATACATTTACTATCGCACTAGCACCATCAAATGATGTCATTGATAGTTTTATTTGCTCGTATAAATTAGTAAACGATCCGCCAACTGTTTTGACTTGTTCGGCTTGTTTTTTAAGTTTTTCATTAAGAGTGGTATCACTAAATGCTTTAGTTAAAACTTGAGCAGTAATTTTACCCTCTGCCGCTAATGCCTTTAATTGACCAACTGGCACTCCCATTGACTCTGCCAACGCCCTCATTAATGGTGGGGCATTTTCTGACATAGCCTTAAACTCATCACCAGCCAACACGCCAGATCCAAACGCTTGAGATAATTGCAACATAGCTGTGGCAGTT